ATGCTCACTTTAGACGAGATAGGTCAATCTGTTCGTAACAACATTCAGTTAGTTATTGACCATGTGGGGTTGCCTCTCGCAGTTGGCCCGATCAGTGATGAGGATTACAAGATCCTCTGTGGTGGTTATGGCGAGCTTGAGTGGGACTATATGCTCGGTGCCTATGGTAATTCTGATGACAAGTATGAATTTTGCATCAAACTTGTTCAGCAAGGAGTAGTGCAGGGGATTCCTTCAGGGGCGGCAATTTGTGTTTATGGGGTTGAAGATAAAATCTTTCGCATCCATATTGTTGAAAGGTTCTCAAGGGAAGATGAATCACACCCACTAAAAGGGCGCATGGTTTTGCTCACACTAATGAGTGCCTTTGTTTTTTGTAAGGCTGTCGAGTGTGAGGTTGTTCAAATTGTTGAACCAGTTCCTGAGCTGAAGCCGTTTTATGAGTCGTTTGGTTTTTGCATGGAAAAGTGTGGCTACGTGATGTCTACAGCCACAGATAATCTACAAGAGACATTTCTTAAATTCGCACAATAGGTGTAGACGCCGAGTGTCTACAGATTGTAGGATATCCATCCGGATTACCTTAAAGGTACATCTGGGACAGTCGTTATGTATTCTCACTACTAAAAACGATGTCACCAATCGGAGGAACCGATTGGCACAAGTTGGCTGGACAAGCTAGCTTTAACTAAGAGGTTAGAGGCGCCCTTATCGTCTCGGGAGTTTTCTATGAAAGATCAAAAAGCAACCAAGCCACAGGTTAAGTTCGACACAATGAAAGCATTCGCAGGTATGGGTGCTGCTGTTGAAGTTCTGATGAAGGCTGCTCCTAACGCGTTCACTCACGCTATTGTCTCTGGTAAAGAGCAGCAGGGTAAGCTTCGTCGTCGCAAGGCAGCATGATCATAGCTGGTGCTTTTTGAAAGCCCGCCAGATGGCGGGTTTTTCTATTTTATCGGTGCGAAGCTCAACTATTTTTCTGTTTGTTCGTTCTAACCCTTTCCCATTCAATTCTGCCTTCTTCACGCCGCTGGTCTATATACTCAGCAAGATCCTGAATGTTGATACAGCGCTTCGCTTTCTGTGATGTTCCTACACGATAAGTCGGGATAGGTAACTGACAGGCATTTGCTTTCGCTTCTGCTGTGTTAGGGCTCATACCGAAATACTTTTGGCATACAGCTGACAGCTCGATGTTAGGCGTGTTGAACTCAGCCATAAGTAAAAACAAAGTATTCATAGACGTTCTCCATACAACCTGGCTGCACCCAGGGGAAATTACAGGTCGCTGCTGGTGGCCGGAATCAACTTCTGCCAGATCGCGGACACGTATTTTGCCTGGTGGCGCGCATCGGCCAGTGCGTTATGTGCGACCCCATCGAATGGCATATCACGCTTAGGATCGAAACCTACAACTCTGCCTAATGTGACGATGGTTCTGACGTCGTGATCGTTCCAAAATTGCCACGGGCAAACCTGGCCGGCGCGCTCATATGCGCCGCGCAATATAACGTTGTCGAAAGTAGCTCCATTGCCCCAAACTTTTAAATATTTTGGGTTATCAGAATGCCGATTAATGAAATGGCTCAGTTCAGATAGGGCAGATGATATCGGCATCGCATCATCAACACAGATTGCTGATCGTGCTTCTGAGCTTTGTCTTAACCACCACAGAATAGTGTCACCATCCGGCACCGCTCCCTGCTCCATAGCGCTTTCAAGGTTAACGGCGGTGTAAAACTCCTGACCCAATTCACCGCATTGCGGATCGAAGAATATGGCACCAATGGAGACGATAGGGGCATTCGGTTTTTTGCCCATAGACTCAAGGTCGATCATTAAATTGTTCACGTTATATATTCTCCTGCTGAGGTGCTGCTTCGAAATGCTCGACACCTTTAGCCCAAATGGCCTTGATGTTCGTCCAACTGACTGGCACTGTTATCTCAATTCGACCGCTGCCGTCGCATGTTTCGCATTCATCATCACCAAAACACTCTGGGCAGTTTATAAATTTCGTTTCTGAAAACTCACCGGACAGCACACCCTTTGCGCCGTTCTCGGCGGTTAGCCTCTTAGGCACCAAAGCCAAACCATCTGGAGTTACCGGAGAGTTGCCAGCCTGAAGCATGGCGGAGCGGACGGTTCGAGCTATGCGTTCTCGCAATTGCTGTGTTCCGTGATACTCCACGGCAATATCGCGCAGGTCGTTTACCAGTTCGCGAATTTGATGGTCTTTCATCGGTTCCGGCGCTGGCGGTGCGGTGTAGACCTCAATGACGCCGTTATCGATGGGCCACTCACCATCCTTGATATAATCCGAGGTTCCTTCCACCTGCTGATCTGAAATGTGGAATGCGCCTATCGGTTCGGCGGTAAGCGATGCCCTTGCGATTTCAGCAAGACGCAAATCCATTTCAATATCTCGCAGGATTTCACTATCCTGCACAAAGCCCAGTGCATAGCGTGCTGACGACATCTGCTCTTCCAGCCGCTTGAGTAACTGCTCTTTGGTGAATCTGGTAATAGTGGTCATAGTGTCATGAGTTCCATTTTTTTGATGATTTCTGAATGGCAGTCTTCCTCTACCTCATCACAAGCCAATTCATTCAAGGCCTCAATAACTACATCGCGTTGTTCTGGACAGAAGAAATCATCGCGGTAGTCGGCCCACAGAACAGCCGAAAGACGCCCACCGAGAATCTCGGTTGCCGCTGATACAACAGGCTCTGCGCCATCCTTGAAATCGACAACAAAAGTTACCTTTCCCATCACCTCTCCTTTACGCTGATGCCAGCGGCGCGTATTTCGTGGATCGCATTGTCATTACCAGAACACCAACCCTCAGCATAATCACGGCTAAATCCGCTCATGTGCATGACTTCACCGACGCTGCGCTTTGGTAGGTTGACCGTCCGCGCCTCCAGTTCTGCTATGCGCTGCCGAGCAGACTGATAAGCATCGATAACCACGTCCAACAATTGCCCGTCACACAGCAGTTTGCTAAGTTCTGGCTTCCACGCTACGCAGTCATCATCCGGGTCCTGCATGTTGTAGACGTAAGTATCAAAGGCACCCATAAAGCGCCCGAATCCACCTTTGTCGTCTACAAGCACTTGCCAGGCGCGCAGAAGAAACAGTTTTTGGTTACGATCTAAATCCGTTCGGGATAGCTCATCAGCAATAATGCTGCTTTCACTACCGTGCCAGCGAGCGTCATTGCGTTGTGCCGCATGAAACAACTTCCAGAAATACTCGGTTTCTTTCTGGTCAGGACGGCATTGCTTAATTGTATGCACTGTCATGCTGCACGCTCCTGTTTGTTAAGTGCGATCATTGGGCTGCCTCCTCGAATAAAACCTCTCCCTCAATGCCACCAATCTGATAAAGGATCGAACCATCTTCACGATATTCCACAGGGGTTGCGCTCCATTCTTTTTCGTTAGGATCGTTATCATCACCAAACATCACAAAACCACCGTCAACCATGCAGGCTTCGTAAATCTCGCCCTCAGTCCACCATCCTTCTGTATCTTTGAGGCATTTGATAAAAAATGGGTTGCTCATGACTGCACTCCTTTGCGAATTTGGTCCGCCCATTCTTCTATCGCCTTCTCCGCGTATTCACCTGACAAACCGTTATCCGCTGGCGGTGGGTCATTGGCTAAATCCTCTTTTGCCGACAAAATCATGCGTGTCACGTCGAGAACTTCTGATACAGGTTTATCGAGGAATCCGTGATTGAATGCGGCAGCGAGGCGGCTGGCGGCATAGTTGATGCCCTCGTTACGAGCACTAGCCCGCACCTCAGCCAGAAAGGCGTCTGTCGCCGGGGTCTCAGTGAAATCGTCTACCCACGTATCGCCAACGTCCTCGCACTCGCGACGACAATATTCGTTGAATTCGACCTCTGATTTTTTCAGAGCCGCATTCTCCGAAGCCAGCGCCGAAAACTTCTCGTGTGCCAACTTAACAACTGCATCAGCCTGCTTAAGTGACTCCATTGCTTTATCGTTATCCGCCGCCAACGCCGCGTATTTATCCTCAAGCTCCGCATAATCACTATGACGCACCATGTCAGTACAGAATGATTCTCCTGTTATTGGTGGTGATAACTGGTCACTGACAATCGTGTATATTTTCACTTCTTTCATTTCTTCCCACTCCGCAACATTGCATTCAGATATTTGTTTTCATTCACTGATGGAAAACTCTTTCTCGCCAGCATTTCTTCGCGTGGAATATCGTTAATGGGCTTGAAGCGGTGTCGAATAATCATTTCCGATGGAAGGATTCCGGGGTCGTAGGACAAACCTCTCATGATGAATTCCTCAGTTATTGCTGGTAGCGCCGTAACGCGAACGGTAATTTTTAAGGCGCGGGTCTATTTCAATGAATTGGGTGTAAGTGGCTTTGCGGAATGGCCGGATGGATGTCTGGTAAATTCGCTCGCGTTCTTCTTTCTCTGCAAGCCATATACAGTGGCGAAATTCCTTTTCCTCTTTCGTTTCCTGCGGTAGTGACATTATCAGGTCGTAGTTTTTTCTGAATTTATCCAGCACCTCCGAGATGGAATTGCCGGAACAGCGGCGCGGGTCATTCGCACCATACATAGGCGCTGGCATGTTTTCACCTGGTGATTATTTAGCTAACTTTTTCCAGATTGCTGAAACGTATTTGGCTTGGTGAATGGCATCATCAAGCGCGTTGTGTCGAGTTCCTTCGAATGGCATATCTCGTTTAGGGTCGAACCCAATTGCCTTTCCAAGCTCGACGATGGTTCGGACGTCGCGGTCATTCCACCACTGCCAGGGCGCTTGGTGCCCGGCCAGAGCATAACTATTTCGTAGAATCACACAGTCAAATGATGCGCCATTTCCCCAAACCTGAACGAATTTAGGGTTGGCGTGCTTTGCGATAAAGTCTGATAACCATGAAAGAGCCGTTGAAAGCTCTTGAGTGTCATTGGTTAGCGATTTTCTGGCATCTTCTCCCTGTTCCATCCACCATAAAATGGTTGAAGCATCAGGACGCGCCCGGTATCGCATTGATGACTCGAGCGAGATATTAACCGAGAAGTCTTCTCCTGTTTCTTCAGTTTTCAGATTAAAGAATACTGCCCCAATCGAAATAACGGGCGCGTATGGCCCGTTGCCCATTGTTTCAAGGTCAACCATTAAATGATTCATGTAAGTCCTTAAATTGCGTGAATAGCGTGACGAGGGAAGGGGAGAGTTACTGGTGCAAATGGTATATCATCATCAAAATCCATCGGTGGCTCGTTATGTTGTGTTGGTGATGGTTGCTGCTGTGGTTTCTGTGACTGCCTGTCGGCTGCTTGTTGTTTGCTGTCGCCAGTGCCTCCAAGCATTTGCATCACACCATTAATTCCAACATTAATCTCAGTGGTGTAGCGGTCTTGCCCTGTCTGGTCTTGCCACTTTCTGGTTCTCAGCATTCCCTCGAAATAAACCTGATCACCTTTTTTCACATACTGCCCTACGACTTCAGCAAGTTTCCCGACTACGGCAACACGATGCCATTCAGTCTGCTCCTTTTGTTCGCCAGTCTGTTTATCTCGCCACTGCTCTGATGTAGCGACTGTCAGGTTAGCGAACGCCGTCCCTGATGGTGAATAACGAACCTCCGGGTCTTGTCCGACCCGGCCTAAGATGATCACCTTATTTACGCCTCTACTAGCCATTTATGCCGCCTGTTTTAGTTCGTTAACTCTGATGTTCATTACCTGAACGCATTTTGTCTGCGCATCATCGTGACCAGCCAATAATTGCCAGTCATGCTGATATCTCTCAATTAGCTTTTTCTTGTCAGTTTCTGTTGCTGCATAATCGCTGAAGTCTTTCAGGATTTGTTCGCAGTCAACCGATGGAGATTTCTGGTTGGTATTTTCTGGTGATGGTTGATTGCATGATGCTGGCATGGCCCAGTCCGGCAGCGATGGAGGGAGCCAGTAAAATCCTGTTCCATCCTTCAGTTTGGCCCTGAGCCATCCTTGTTTCTTATCACTGGATATCTGCGCAAAACCTTCCTCAAGGTTATACAGATACCGACCAATTCCCCACTGAACGGCAGCACGCTTCATTGCGCCGGAGCGACCACCTTTGACGGCTTCTACCTGTGTGTTTTCAGCAGCATCCCATTTGGTTACCCATTCAGAACCAATCTTGATTGATATGCCGCATTCAACGCCGCCGTTGTTGGGAATATCGCGGTATTCATTACGCCATCCCGCTTTGCCGCAAACATCGTCCAGGCGTTTCATGATTGCCCTGTTTGTGACATAAGCCAGCACCATAGCCCACACTTTGCCATCGCGTGTTTTACCGCTTTGCTGTATTCGCCATTCGATATCTTCAGGATTGAATGGGGCGTCGAATTTATTCAAATCCATAATTCACCTCAGAATGGTAATTCGGAAGGATTAGCCAGAAATTCACCTTTGTTTATTCGCTCGTTTTTGGCTAATGAAAGGCAATTTCGTTTCATCGATTTATTACCTGACTTGCGCCAGTACATTGCCTCTGTCAGGTGATACTGACGTTTTAACCTGCTCAACTCCGGTGTCCTTGCTAAGTCCACTGGTATCATTTCAACCTCCATTCGCGAAAGGCTTCTACAGCTTCGCGATACATTATTTTGTCACCAAGATAAACAGCAATTGCGAATTTAGACTGAATAGCCATAAGTGATTTATCCATTACACGGCACTCCTGGTTGATTCAGGATATCGACCAGACGTTTCCATCCGGCCCGTAATTTTCTGGTGATACGCTCTAAAAGTGATTCATTAAGGTGTGCGATACCCATGACGGCACCGCCCGCGATAGCAAATGTCATCGTGGGATTCTCCATTTTTATTTATTGGCATAGCGAAAACGCCTCGATATGAAGCGCTGTGGATATGCGATAAAAAAGCCGCCCTGACTGCGAGCGGCAAATAACATCAAGGGATGATTTTTCGATTAACCAGAACGAGTCGTCGTCCTCGCTTGGTTACGAGCGATATTGCTCACATAGCAGACTCGTAAATCTGCTATAGGTGCTTATTCGCTGCCAAAAATACGCTTACTCAGTAACTTCATACGCATATTCTTTACTTGTTAAATGATATTTTCTGCAAAATATCCTTCTGACCTCTATTGCATCATTAATGTTTTTGAAATACCCAAGATGCTTTTGCTTTCTATTGATCTGTCCAGTGACTCTCCACTTTTCTCTTTTAATATCCCAATTAACTCCAGGTGTTCCAGATTTATTATCTAACCTAATGGATTTGTTTAGATTGTTTTCAGCAACTGAAATATCTCTTAGATTAGAGAATCTATTGTCATCCCTGACTCTGTTTATGTGATCAATTACGCCATTAGGAAACCTACCAGTAACGAATAACCATGCCAGCCTGTTTGCTTGTAGTTTTTTTCCATCAATTGTTATCTCTCGATAACCGTGATGATTGACAGAACCAGCGACATCACCAGCCAATGCTGTTCCTTTAGATTTATTCCACCGGAAAACTCCTGTAGAAGGCTCATACTCAAGAATCTTCGATAAATCTGCTGAATTCATGTTGTTATTCCTTAAATTTTGGCAATAAAAAAGGCCGCATTGCGACCTGATTAGATATTTGAAGTGAGATAAAAGAAGACCGACTATGTAGCCTTTAGTTTTTCCAGTTCTCTTGCAATCATTGCCGTGGTTCTAATTGCCCATTTATCGACAATCTTTCCATCTTCTCTCACCAGAGCCATTTCCTCAGGCTTCACCATGCGTTCAGCATCAAGCTTGCAGCCTTTGCATTTCACAAAGCGACTACACCATTGGTTGGTATCAATAGTCGTAGTCATATTGGTAGTCCTGGTATTGTTCCATCACATCCTGAGGATGCTCTTCGAACTCTTCAAATTCGTCTTCCATATCTCATCTCAATCGTAATAAGCCGGAATTGATTTTCCGCGCTGCTTCTGTACGGCGTGGATTTTATTTCCGAGCGGATTAGCATCGTGGTAGTAAATTCGGTTCTGCTTGCGCTCTACTTTCTCTTGCTTAACCTTGTTCCCGGCACGTGAAACTGCTTTTGTTACCCTGTCAACACGATGCGATTTAACCTCCTGAGAAGCATCAGGAGCATCGCAGCCAAAAATTGAATCGATGATATTGCAGATGGTGTCGCGCTCTATGGCTAGCTTTCTGCGCCGTTCATGACGGCGAGTTTTAGCATTGCCTGCAAACGTTGACTTCCCGTACACGATTACCGTCATGATTGATCCCTAAAGATATTTTATTGGTTGAAGTTAAAAGAAAGACGACGTAACAGGCGTGGTGCCCGGTAAAATGGTTTATCTAAAAACGAATATTTGTGAAACCAAACACGACCTCGCTCGTCTCCATTTCTGTTGCCTTCAGGACGACGCTTTAAGGTGAAATGAATAATTGTTTTTGTAGTGGTTTTTGGCTTACGCATCTGTTTACCCTCATGTGAAATGGCTTTGGTACTGGCGCAGGAACCTGTCTCAATTTCCTGATTTCAAGTGGCTTCTCAGTCCGGCCCGATCGGTACAGCTAGGCCTAAGCTCCACCACACGCCAGTCCAAACCCATCTCGTTTGGTATCTTGTCGCGCTTTGTCAGCGCATCATCGAAGTTAAAGAGCGTTGCCTTTCAGTTTGGCTAACAGCGTCCTGCTGATGGCTAAACAATAGCATTGAGTATTATTCATATCAATACGTTTTGCTATTAATTAATGGTTTTTGTTATTATGTTGTTGATAGCAAAATGAATTTATTTTTATAAATCCTCTATGCCATACTGTTCTGAACAAAAAACGAGCGAGGAATCTGTGTGAAAAACGAGGAACTGGCGCAGTTGCGCTATCAGGAAATGTGCAGGATTGTCGGTGATGTCGTTTTTGCTATGGTTGCTGAGGGTCATGAGACTAAGCGAGTGGCTATAGCTGACGTGATACGAACTGAGTTAGCGAAGGGGCTGGATAAGTGGGAAGGTGACCAGTTGCAGTGCATGAAACTTGCCGTGAAGCTACTGAAAGAGTAGGGCAAAGAAAACCCGGCGCAATGGCCGGGCGTTGATCAATTCTTCTTGTTAGGTAACTCAGGTCTTTGTAGGTTTTCCAAAACCTCAATGGCTTTGGCGTTTTCTATGACTTTTTGTTGGACCTTATCAGCAAGATAATCCTTAAAACCTTTTGGGACATAGTCTTCCCTAAGCCATCTGCGAAATTCACCTAAAGCTTCTTCGGGATATATATTCGCTGGCACTTTCCCGGCTTTACTCTGCGGAAACCAGTCCGGATAGACATGAGGATGTTTCTGTATTTCCCCGTATTTTTCGCTCAGATTATTGCGCTTCCAGTGGTTTGCCCATCGAGTTCCAACGCTAATATCGGGAACAGTTTTAGGGCCCAATTCAAATCCAGCATTAATCAAAGGCACAGTGATATCCACCATCTCTCGGAATACACTGAAGAACCCGGCTGGGATTTTATCATTAAGGATAATGCGCTCTTGGAAGCACTTCCAGGCGCCGCTTACTGGATTTCTTGGATCGATACCAACACTTCTAAAAATAAACTCACGAAGTGTTTGCCTTGCTAAAAGACGATAGTTTCTAAGAGCTGTGGCGTTGTTTGCTTGGCTTGCATCAAACGCATAATACTCAAGAATTGCCATGCAAACATAATCAGGGTATGGATAATGGTCCCGCTTAGTTTCTGAAGATGGTATGTAAAGTGAGTCAACATCTATACCCTGATCAAGGAGAACAGTGTCGATTTTTTTTCCACGAGGTTTAAGGCGTTCGCTAGCCCAATCAGAAGAAATATCCTGAATTACACTATGATGCACGCCACACATTTCAGCCAGTCCTCGGCCGGTAAGATATGGCGTTCCATCGTTAAGAACTCCCATTGCCACGCCTTCAACTTCAACCTCTTTTACAGGAAATAACTGGAGGTTTCCTTGGCGGGGTGATATGGGTCTTATCTGATTAACCATTTGATTTTCCTTGTTAAATTGTGGCGGGCAAGCGCTAATGATTTCGTCTTTCTACATCACCAGAATGTCTCATCAGGCCATTAGCTGGCTAACCGTGCTTCCTATAGGTCTGCGGCATGCTTCCAATCACCTTTCCAAAGACAAAAACCCTATTCATTTCATCTCTTTCAATTGGGTCCCAAGCTGAATAACTCTTATTATCAGATATGACCAATAGTTTATCTTTCATCTTCTGGAGCCGCTTAACATGTGCGGTATCGTCATAGAGGAAGGCGTATATCCCATCCCCATCGAAGTTTTTGATGCTTACGTCTACAAACAACAAATCTCCTGGTTCAATAGTTCCTGACATGCTATCCCCACGCACATTTATGATGCGGATATTTTCAGCCTTTCTACCATCAAACATGTGTCTGGCATCGTCCTGCGAATACTCAACCGAGCGGAGTATTTCCACGAATTCTCGATTGATAACGCCAGGACCCGCGCTAACTTCAAGATCTAGGATATCGATTTTAAATGTGTTTGATGATGGAGATGCGTTTATCGGAGTAGTTCCATCTTTTTTCATAGGACCAATTCCGGTAGACAACCATTCCGAACTAACACCTAACGCGTTTGCTATTTCAACAATCTTTGTTGACCCACGAGCGTTTCCACTTGTCAAACGCCAGATCGTTGGCTGAGCAACGCCTGACGCTTTAGCAAGAGCACCTTGAGACATACCAGCTAGTTCCATTGCCTTGTTGAGACGGTCAGAGAGAGTTTCTTTTTTCATAATATTCAATTTATACGCTTGCGTATTAATGGTCAAAACACGTTTTGCTATTGCTTTGATTAATACTCATTGCTATTATTTGTTGTGTGTTATACGAAAGGGAATAAGCAATGACTAACAAAGCAATACAAAAAGCTGTTGCCATTGCAGGAAGCCAGCAAAAACTCGCCTCTTTGTGTGGAGTTAAGCAGCCAACTGTATGGCGTTGGTTACATGGTGGCGGCATTGACGCTAAGTATGTGGCAGCAATCGTAAAAGCTACAGGAGGAAGAATTAAAGCCAGAGAACTTCGTCCTGATTTAGCCGACTTACTGGCAGCAAGTTAAGTATCAACGCTCTTTACCAATCTGAACCGCCGACAACGCGGTAAATCTATTTCAATGCGCATCAACGAATGCGCACAACTAACTATTAACTACAGGAATGTTCACATATGGAACTCACAAGCACTCGCAAGAAAGCCAACGCAATTACCAGCAGCATCCTTAACCGGATAGCTATTCGTGGTCAGCGGAAAGTCGCTGATGCGTTAGGCGTTAACGAATCTCAAATTTCACGATGGAAAGGCGATTTCATTCCGAAGATTGGGATGTTATTGGCGGTTCTGGAGTGGGGTGTCGAGGATGAGGAGTTGGCAGAACTGGCAAAGAAAGTTGCGCATCTGCTGACAAAAGAAAAAGCCCCGAAGAACGGCGAATTCTTCGAGGCCTGATGTAGAAAGACTGGATCAATCCACAGGAGTAATTATGCCAAAACAACTCAGTCCTGACCAGGACAAATTACACAAAAACATACTACGTGATCGGTTCTTATCCAGCTTCAAACAGCCTGGTCGATTTCGGGCTGAGTTGGAGAAAGTGAAGCTAATACTGAAGAGGAAAGGTCATGAGTAATCTTGCAACAGTTACACCGATAAAACCTCATCTGGAGGTTGTGGAGCATCGCGTGGCAGAACTCGACGATGGCTACACCCGGACTGCAAATACACTGCTGGAAGCTGTCATGCTTTCTGGGCTTACTCAACATCAGCTACTGATTGTTATGGCTGTGTGGCGCAAGACATACGGTTATAACAAAAAAATAGATTGGATCGGAAATGAACAGTTCGCTGAACTCACTGGCATGGCACCAACCAAATGTTCTACCGCCAAAAACGAGCTTATCAGAATGGGGGTTCTCACTCAGGTGGGGCGTCAGGTTGGTATGAATAAAAATATTTCCGAGTGGAAGACGAAGGTTAACGGATTCGGTAAAACATTTACCAGATCGGTAAAACTAACCTTCACCAAATCGGTAAAAACCAATTTACCGAATCAGTCAAACACAAAAGACAATATACAAAAGACAATAAATACAAATACCCCCTTACCCCCTAACGGGGGCGGCAATGAGCAGGTTAAACCTGAACGTCGCAAGGCAGAACGAATCGACTATGAATCCTTCCTGAACGCCTACAACACCGAAGTTGGTGACAGACTTCCACATGCTGTTTCGGTCAACGAGAAACGGAAACGCCGCCTGAAGAAAATCATCCCGCAACTGAAAACGCCAAACGTGGACGGTTTCAGGGCGTATGTCAGGGCGTTTGTGCATCAGGCCAAGCCGTTTTACTTCGGAGACAACGACACAGGCTGGACGGCTGATTTTGATTACCTGCTGAGGGAAGATTCGTTAACGGGAGTTCGGGAAGGGAAGTTTGCAGACAGGGGGATTGCATGAGACAGGATATCGAAGCGAGCGTTATCGGTGGCTTGCTGATTGGTGGATTAACACCAACCGCGAGTGACGTTCTGGCAACGCTGGAGCCTGAAGCATTCTCAATTCCGCTTTACCGGAAAGCTTTTGAAGTTATTCGAAAGCAGGCCAGAAACAGGAACCTGATTGATGGTCTGATGGTGGCCGAGGAGTGCGGGGATGAATACGCAACGGCGGTGATGATGACTGCGCGGTCATGTCCAAGCGCTGCAAACCTGAAAGGTTATGCCGGTATGGTTGCAGACAGTTATCAACGGCATCAGGTTTTACAGCTACTGGATGAGATGCGGGAGCCAATCAGTAACGGCACGCTGGACGCATCAGGAAGAGCGATGGACGAGCTTGTAAAGCGCCTGTCAGCCATCAGGAAGCCGCGTAACGAGGTTAAACCTGTGAGACTGGGGGAAATCATCAATGACTACACTGACACGCTTGACAGGCGTCTGAGGAACGGAGAAGAGTCGGATACCCTGAAGACAGGAATCGAAGAGCTTGACGCTATCACCGGAGGAATGAACGCAGAAGACCTTGTGATTATTGCTGCTCGTCCAGGTATGGGTAAAACCGAACTGGCGCTGAAGATAGCCGAAGGCGTGGCAAGTCGTGTTATTCCTGGTTCTGGCGTCCGGCGCGGTGTGTTGATTTTCTCGATGGAAATGAGCGCCATTCAGGTTGTTGAGAGAGGGATTGCCGGCGCAGGAATGATGTCGGTCAGTGTGCTGCGTAACCCGTCACGTATGGACGATGAAGGATGGGCGAGAGTTGCAAGCGGGATGAAGTTGCTGGCAGAGCTGGATGTGTGGGTAGTTGACGCATCGCGTTTGTCTGTCGAAGAAATCAGGTCCATTTCCGAACGCCACAAGCAGGAGCATCCTAATCTGTCACTGATTATGGCTGACTATCTCGGGCTAATTGAGAAACCAAAAGCGGAACGTAATGACCTCGCCATAGCACATATCTCCGGTAGCCTGAAGGCGATGGCGAAAGACCTGAAAACTCCAGTTATCTCACTAAGCCAGCTTTCACGCGATGTTGAGAAGCGACCAAACAAACGCCCGACAAACGCAGATTTGCGTGATTCAGGAAGCATTGAACAGGACGCAGACTCAATCATCATGCTCTATCGGGAAGCGGTATATGACGAGAACAGTAGCGCCGCGCCATTTGCTGAAATCATCGTGACGAAAAACCGTTTTGGCTCGCTTGGTACGGTTTACCAGCGGTTCTGCAACGGACACTTTGTTGCATGTGACCAGGACGAAGCCAGACAGATTTGCACGGCATCAAATGCACCTGCTGGACGCAGAAAGCGATATGCACAAGGGGCTGACGTATGACCATCTACAAAATACCTGAAATGCTTTTGAATCCCCGCTTCATTGCTGTTTTGAACAGATGTATCGACGAAGAAGAATTAATTATTCAATTCGAAAGGCTGTCAGGAGTAAGCCGACCACCAAAGAGGCAGCATCCAATAGAACTGATGGTTGATAAAGCGACAGGATTTTATGATGAGCAGTGGAAACTGTTTTTTGAAGCATTTATCCCGTTCGTCTATGAGTTTATATGGCTCACATGGGAAGACCGTGACAATGAGGAGTACTGGCAATGACCATCTACATCACTGAGCTAATAACAGGCCTGCTGGTAATCGCAGGCCTTTTTATTTGTGGTGGAGAAAAATGATGAGAAAGAAACAAGCAGAGAAATTATTTTGTGATGCTATGGATGCGTTGGCTAAGGTCGGAGAAAGCCCATTGAATTACTGTCTGTCTTATGCCCGTGGTTTTATGGCTGCCGAGAACAAGAAGGAGTATCTGCACGAATGGGAAGACGGAACAATGCGTCTGAAAGTTAGCGATGGCGAGCAGGTTCATTGATGGAGAGGAATATGGATGAATCAAGAAAGGCTTTCGAGCAATGGGCGCTAGAAGTTATGCAGTTCACGTCTGATGACCTTAGATGGGATGAAAGGCGAAACTGCTATCTGGATTATGTGCTGCACATAGCATGGAAGGGATGGCAGGCTGGCAGGAAGACAATCGAAATTGAAATTCCGGCAGCATGTGCTGACGACGAATATTTCATTGATGGAGTCTTTCAACCAATGAGATATGAGCGCGATGTTGAGAGAGCCATCATCGCCGCTGGAATCAAAGTGAAGGAGTGAGTATGAGTAAAGTATCAAGAGGAATGAAAATATCGCTTATTTTCATCCTTAATCCGCATCGTATCTTTTTGGCTTCAGCAGTATGGCTGTCAGATTTTGTTTATTGGTTAGCAGATAAATTGGATGATTTTGCGAGATGGCTTGAGAATTTTGCGAATGCGAGGTTTGAGTCATGGCCGCTTATCGGAGAGAGGATGTCTGACGAATTAAACCGGTATTACGCGGATAAGCGCAAGGAGAAGAGCAGGAGGGCAAGTGAAGCAATTATTCCTGCTTCGCAACGAAGCAATCAGAAATAACGCCATAGACGCCATTCTCTCACTACCAATCGACGACAAGTCACCCCACGAAGTCCACGTCAAAGAACCTAAGCGAACCAAAGCGCAGAACGACCGTATGTGGCCGATGCTTCAGGACGTCTCCCGTCAGGTGCTTTGGCATGGTCAACGACTGTCTCCGGAAGACTGGAAAGACATCTTCACCGCGCTGTGGCTCAAGACTAAAAAGCTGGAGCAAAGAAGTGTACCAGGTATTGATGGCGGTGTTGTTCTTCTTGGGGTACGTACCAGCAAGATGAGGAAGGCGAGCATGACAGAGCTTATCGAAATTATGTTCTGGTTCGGCTCAGAACGTAACGTGCGATGGAGTGATGATTCCCGGCGAGAGTACGAGTGGTCACAACGAACAGGGAGAGTTGCATGAAACACTGCTACCGCTGCGGAGAAAGCAAAGACGATTATCGATTCCGGCCAAATCAACCTTATTGGCACCAATGGTGTATCAGATGTGAGCGGTCGCCAGTAGGTAATTTCCCGCTGCCAGAGACGAAGGAGGACGTATGGCACGACAGCGACGAAGTATCACCGACATAATCTGCGAAAACTGCAAATACCTTCCAACGAAACGCTCCAGAAATAAACCCAAGCCAATCCCCACAGAAAGCCAGGTCAAGACATTCGATTATGTCTATGGGTTGTTGCAGTCCAAATGGAACCGCATGAGGAAAACGCGATGATTGACCCAAATCGAAGTTACGAGCAGGAAAGTATAGCGAGAGCCTTATGCGCCGGATGTAACAAGCAACTGGCACCTGATGAAATTTACGCCTGTGCCGAATGTGTTAACGAATGGCTGGTATATCGCGATCCGAATGGAGATATGTCGAATGAGGAAGGTAAGGCGGCGTTGTAAGAACGAAGAGTGCAGGGAATGGTTCTTCCCGCAATTTCAGAACCAACAGTGGTGTTGTGTTGATTGTGGTACGAAGTTAGCACTCGAACGACGAAGCAAAGAACGCGAAAAAGCGGAAAAAGCAGCAGAGAAGAAACGACGACGAGAGGAGCAGAAACAGAAAGATAAACTGAAGATTCGAAAACTCGCCTTAAAGCCCCGCAGTTACTGGATTAAACAAGCCCAACAAGCCGTAAACGCCTTCATCAGAGAAAGAGACCGCGACTTACCATGTATCTCGTGCGGAACATTCATGTCCGCTCAGTGGGATGCTGGGCATTACCGGACAACTGCTGCGGCACCTCAACTCCGATTTGATGAACGCAATATTCACAAGCAATGCGTGGTGTGCAACCAGCACAAAAGTGGAAATCTCGTTCCGTATCGCGTCGAACTGATTAACCGTATCGGGCAAGAAGCAGTAGACGAAATCGAATCAAACCATAACCGCCACCGCTGGACTGTCGAAGAGTGCAAGGCAATCAAGGCGGAGTATCAGCAGAAACTTAAAGACCTGTGTGAAAGCAGAAGTGAGGCAGCATGACTCCATCTATCAAAACCATCCCAGAGTTACTCATTGAGACATACGGAAACCAGACAGAAGTCGCTCGGCGCTTATCGTGTCATCGAAACACAGTCAGGCGTTATCTGTACGACAAAGAAGCCAGGTATCACGCCATCGTTAACGGCGTTTTAATGATTCATCAGGGCGGGAGAGGTATCTATGACCGTAACCAGCATTAACCAGGCGAAACAGCAGCGTGAACGTGACGAGGCTGAATTACGCAGCGTCAGAGAGATGACGGAGCAACACCAGAAGGCGATGGATTATCTGCATGAGCGAGCGCGCGAACTGGTGAACCGGCTTGGATTGAACAAGCCAACGGGAGACGATGCTTCATGACACGTGAATATGTAAAGAAAATCAAATACCCATGTGAAACAGCAGCCATCTTTCAGGATGTTGTTTTTGTGATGCGAGTAAATGACGCGACAGAGCTTCTTAGTGCCGCCGACAGAGCTGCAGAATTCTATCTGAGCTATTTCCCATTTTGCGAGCTTGAAGATGTAAGAGAGGGGATTCGATACAGCTTTGGCGGCATGTATTTGAGGGACTACCACATTCTTCTAGAGGCTGCATGATGATAAAGCCAGAGTACAACTATGGGGCTCTCCATATTCTTCATAAATCCTACTTCTTACCACCAATTAGATTTAAACGCCGCTCTCTTCTCGCGCGCGAATGCAACGCGTTAATTCAGGCTGACAGATATTTAACTCGGGAAGATAAGGGGAAGTTATGAGGCTCACACCGATATTCAGCATGGTCAACTTCATCGACGATGCTCATTTCCGTCGCGTATGGAAGCACCCGAAGAAAACCATCAACTCACGCCAGAAAGCATGGGTTCACTACATGCTTCAGGTATGGGGCAAGGTTAATGCCGGTGATGATTCTCCTGGTGGTGCAATCAACGTTATCGGTCGCCTGATGATTCGTAGCCAGTGGAGTGATGACAAGGCCAAACAGATTGAGTCTGTCGTCATGCGCCTTTACGAAGAAGATGGGCTGCGTGGAGATGCGCTCTATCAGAAAGCTCGCGAACTGGTCATCCCTCAATCATCGTTCAGCAACATCATCGCTCTCGCCAAAGAATCTGATGATGCTGCTTTCGTTGAACGTGTGATGGTAAAGACGTTTCACCGTGAAAGCCCCGTCCGCGATGTAGCTATTAAGCGATATTGCAACCGCAATTGCACGCAAGATATCGCCAGGCTGTTGAATGCAGTCACTGGAATGGATATCCAATCATGCAGGAGAAGGGTTGTCTGGTGCGAGAATGTGCTCGATTCAGAAATCTTTTATGCAATGAGGCGCGAAATTGAGAAGGAATTTCCACAGGCTGCATAAAATTTAGGTAAATTTTCCTAAATAACTTGCGTAAGCGAAATGGAAGTAGTACATTTCGTGTATGCTCGGAGCAAAAGCGAACAGAGCAGCCAAACAAACAAGCCCTGAGTTGATAGCTCGGGGCTTTTGCGTTTTAAGCACGACCTTTCTGAAAGCGTCCTATCGCCAATCACCAGAACACATCCAGATACCCTTGCACATTCGTGGCGACGGGGTAGGACGTTTTACACAAATGAAAAACCCAGCGCTTGGCTGGGCTTCGTGAAAAGGAGTAGCTCATGTTGAGTGAAAGCGCAAAAGATATCGCAGGTTACGAAGGTAAGTACGCTGTAACGACTGATGGGCGAGTTTATTCTCATTCTCGAGTTGATGATGGCGGAAAGTTAAGGAAAGGGCGCTGGCTTAAGCCGAATGTAGATGGTTATGGATATTTGCAGGTATCCCTCTACTCGGAAGGCGTAGCAAAGAAACATAAAGTGCATAGATTGGTAGCTGAAACATTCATTGATAATAAAAAATTGTGCCCACAGGTAAACCACAAGAATGGAATAAAGACTGATAATAACGTATCTAACCTAGAGTGGGTAACGGCACAACAGAATATTCTGCATGCGTTTTCTAATAGCCTTATGTCATCCAAAGGAGAGAAAAATGGCAGGGCAAAGCTAACCATGGATCAGGTGAAAGAAATACGCGACTGCAAATCAATGACGAAAACGGGTATTGCTAAACAATACGGCGTATCAACAGCAACAATTTCATGCATTGTTAACAATAAGTCCTGGGTTATAGATTAACAAAATTAAGAATGCTCATTACAGGATGCATTTATGAGTGCATCCATTAATGTCCGTTAAATGCGATGGGTGGGGATACTGCACCAACAGTACCCCCAGTGATTTCCTCGCGAAAGCAATAACGAGCAAACCACGTTACTGATAAACGTATCCTGGATTTGTTCACTCAACAACCACGTTAATTCCTAAATTGAACAGATCCCCGCACTCAGGGGGTGAGAAAATGAAGATGGACGAAAGATACAGCAATGCTTCATACGGTAGCGCTGGTCTTGCGGCTTTCTTTGCCAGTCTTTCTCTACAGGACTGGGGCTTCATCATTGGCGTCGCGTTCAGCATTATCCTCGGCGTTCTGACTTACCGGCTCAACAAGCGTGAGCAAATGAAGCGAACGAAGATACTGCAGGACATTTTGAATAAAACCGACTCCAGAAATCCATCAGCTACAGCCACGGTTATCGCCGAACTCGGTCAGAAAGCACCAAAGGAAATCTGATGAACAGCACCCTTCGAAAAAGCGTACTGGCAGCCGTTGGTGGTGGGGCTATCGCAATAGCTTCTGCACTGATTACTGGGCCAACTGGTAATGATGGTCTGGAGGGGGTCAGATATAAGCCATACCGCGATGTTGTTGGTATTTGGACAGTTTGTTACGGGCATACCGGGAACGACATCATGATCGGCAAGACTTACACAGAATCTCAGTGTAAGGCGCTGCTGAATAAAGACCTGAACACGGTCGCCAGGCAAATTAACCCGTATATCAAAGTACCAATCCCCGAAACAACTCGCGGTGCGCTTTACTCGTTCGTCTATAACGTGGGCACAGGCAATTTCAGAACATCGACGCTTCTTCGCAAAATAAACCAGGGCGATATCAAGGGAGCATGTGATCAGCTACGGCGCTGGACATACGCTGGCGGTAAGCAATGGAAAGGGCTGATGACCCGTCGTGAGATTGAGCGTGAAGTCTGTTTGTGGGGGCAACAATGAGCATGATTTGCTTTTTCATGGCAGCGTTGCTCGCATTGAATGGCAACGATGCGTGGCCGTGGTTTCTGGCCGTTGGGGTGTTGATGTCATGAGTCGGTTAACCGCGATTATCTCCGCTCTGATTATCTGCATCATCGTCTGTCTGTCATGGGCTGTTAATCATTACCGTGATAACGCCATCGCCTACAAAGAGCAGCGCGATAAAGCCACATCCACAATCGCTGACATGCAGAAGCGTCAACGTGACGTAGCAGAACTCGACGCCAGATATACAAAGGAGCTTGCTGATGCTAACGCGACTATCGAAAGTCTCCGTGCTGATGTTTCTGCTGGTCGTAAGCGCCTGCAAGTCGCCGCCACCTGTGCAAAGTCAACGACCGGAGCCAGCAGCATGGGCGATGGAGAAAGCCCAAGACTTACAGCAGATGCTGAACTCAATTATTACCGTCTCCGAAGTGGAATCGACAGGATAACCGCGCAGGTTAACTACCTGCAGGAGTACATCAGGACGCAATGCCTGAAATGATTCGTCAACCAATAAACAGAACATCCTGACTTCGGTCAGGCTTTTTTATACCCAAATTTCACCGCGCATCACACACGCACATCAAAGAGACGCTTTCGTCTGTAAGCAGGGTAATCACATGAACAAATCGCCCCGTATCTACGGCAGCAGATGGGACCGTGAGCGTCTCATATTTCTTCGTACTCATCCGCTGTGTGTCATGTGTCATGAGCAGGGAAGAGTGACGGCGGCAACGGTGGTCGATCATATCATTCCGCACAAACTGAAAGAGGCGCTGAATAGTGGAAACGCCGAAGCGATAGCGAAGGCACAAAAGCTATTCTGGAGCCGGAAGAACTGGCAGGGGTTGTGTAAGCAGCACCACGACTCTACGAAGCAACGAATGGAGAAACGCGGTGTCGTCGTGGGCTGTGACGAGAACGGTATTCCACTTGACCGTGCATCGCACTGGTTCAGACGATAACAATTCTCATATGTGTGGCAGCTATGAAGGAGGAGGGCGGGTTAAAAGTTCACAGCTTTGTGCCTGCGTGACCGCCCGCCCTCCTCTGTTTGCACAACCGCGAAATGAAAAGTTTTTTTCCGGGAGGTTCCGATGGCAGGACGGCGCCCGAAACCGACCCACCTGAAAGTGGTAACCGGCAATCCGGGCAAACGTAAACTCAACGATAAAGAACCCCAACCTGCAAAAGAAATCCCCAGCCCGCCAGCACATCTTAGCGACTGGGGAAAAGTTGCGTGGGGCAGGCTCACAGTTTTACTTGATGGCATGGGTATTCTTACAGTTGCCGATTCACTGGCGCTGGAGCGTCTTTGCGATATCTATGCAGATATCCTTCAGCTTCGTCTGACGATCGCGGACGAAGGGAGAACTTATACAGTCCAGACTGAAGGGGGATTTTTGATTAAGGCGAACCCGGCTGTTGCGATGCTGGCTGATGCCGATCGACGGTTTAAAAGTTANCTGGTCGAATTTGGNCTCACNCCGGCCGCCAGAACAAAGGTGAAAGTTGATGGTGGAGAAGAGAAAGAAGACCCGCTCAACCAGTTCTTCGGTTGACCCCACCACTCGTTATGCGATGGATGTGGCGTCCGGTAAGGAAATTGCCGGACCTGATATCCGCAATTCCTGCAAGCGTCACCTGAAGGATCTGGAGTCCTGCCATGCCCGCGGTCTGGTATGGGATACGGTAACAGCGCAGCGTGCCATCGACTTTTTCGCGAAAGTGCTGAAACTTAACGGCGGAGAACACGAAGGCAAGCCGTTCAATCTGTTACCCTGGCAGTGCTTTATCGTGGGGTCTGTATTTGGCTGGCAAAACTCAGACGGCTATCGCCGGTTTCGCATGGCGTACGTCGAATCCGGTAAAGGGTCAGGTAAATCACCGCTTGCAGCCGGTATCGCTCTTTACTGCCTTGTCGCCGACAAGGAGCCACGCGCGGAAGTCTACGCGGCCGCCACGAAAAAAGACCAGGCCATGATACTGTTTCGCGATGCTGTGGCGATGGTTGACCAGTCGCCAGCACTGGCACAGCGGATTAACAAATCAGGCGGTGCCGGGAAAGAGTGGAACCTTGCGTTTCTTCAGACCGGCTCATTTTTCCGGCCTATCAGTTCGGATGATGGGCAGTCAGGGCCACGCCCACACTGTGCTCTGATTGACGAAATTCACGAGCACAAAAACAACCAGGTTGTGGAAATGATGCGCGCCGGGACGAAAGGTCGTCGCCAGGCGTTGATTTTCATGATCACTAACAGCGGCCACGACAAAACCAGCGTCTGCTACGACTATCACGAGTATGGGCGTAAAGTTGCCGAAGGCTCGATTGAGGATGACAGTTTCTTTTCTTTCATTTGTTCCCTGGACGAAGGAGAAGACCCATTCAAGGACGAGTCCTGCTGGAAAAAAGCAAACCCCTCTCTTGGTCATACTTTTACCGATCGCTACCTGCGTGAGCAGGTTACT